GTCGTCGTGATCGACGACTTCCACGTCGGTTCCTTCGAGGAACTGAAGAGACACTTGAACGAGGACTCCCACGACGGTCGGAAGCTCCTCCTGGAGGATGAATAGCATGGGGACTCTGTCGGGCTACAATCGGGACGAGATCCTGAAGGACGTTCACGAGAACGTCATCGAGGTTACGTTTACAAAGAACAGCGGCGATCGGCGCCGGATGATCTGCACCCTGATGCCGCGCTACCTGCCGCCGATGCCGCCCGACGGCGGCCGGGTCCTGGAGGAGAAGCACCGGGAGTACCCCAACTTGGTGACCGTTTGGGACGTCGAGAACAAGGGCTGGCGCAGCTTCCACGTCGACTCGATCGTTCCGGGGTCCATCCAGTCGATGCCGTCTTATTCCTGAGGACAGAACATGAACTCTCTAACGTGGCTCGTCTACTTCCTCGGCGTCGTTTCTGAGGCCCACACCGTTGTGTCGTTCTTCGCAGCGGTTAGTTTCGTCGGTGCCTTCATCTTTAGTGTAGCTTGGGGCGCCAACGCGGTCGACGACGGCGACGCGTCGATCCGTCGCGCCCTCGGGTCTCGAAGGATCTTTGGAATCCTTTCCACGATCATGATCGTGGCCAGCGTGGTGTTGGTTTTCTTACCGAGCGATAGGGTCCTCGCGCTGATGGCGGCGTCCGAGATCGGCGCGCGCGCCGTGAACACTCCAGGATTCGAGAAGGTGGAGGGTCTCAGCGGTAAGTCCCTAAAACTTCTCGAGCAGTTCATCGATCGCGAGATCGATAAGGGAACCCCAAAAATCATCAAGGAGTCCAAGTGACAATCGACACCGACCACTTCGATAGGTTCTTTGTTCAGGCGTCCCGCGCGCTGCGCGACCTCGACATCGACGTCGTCGCCGCCCTCGCCCTAGAACTCCAGGCCGTGCGAGAGCGTGAGGGGAGGGTCTTCGTCCTCGGGAACGGTGGGTCCGCCGCCAACGCCTCCCACTTCGTCAACGACCTGCGCAAGGTCCTCGCGATCGAGGCGTACGCTCCAACGGACGCCGTGTCCGAACTAACCGCCCGCGCGAACGATTACGGGTACCACACGGTGTTTCGGGCGTACCTACAGGTGTCCCGTCTCGGACCGAGGGACCTGGTGATCGTCCTCAGTGGGTCGGGAGAGTCCGAGAACCTCACCGAGGCGGTGTCGTACGCCGTCAACAACGGCGCGTGCACCGCCGCCGTCCTCGGCAAGCGCGGCAGTACGGTCGGCGCGTGCGTGGACGTCCCCCTCGTCGTTCCAACGACGGAGCACTGGATGGAGATTTCCGAGACTCTGCAGCAGCTGGTGTGGCACGCGATCGTGACGCACCCGCAGATGAAGAAAAAGAATGGGTAAGTACCCCGCTGTTTTCTTGGACAAGGACGGCGTCCTTGTTGAACTCATAGTTCGTCCCGACGGCGCGGTGACACAGCCGTACAGCGTGGATGAGATGCGCTTCACTCCCCATGCTAAATCCGCGGTGGATATTCTCCGAGGATTGAACTACCTGGTGTTCGTCGTGTCCAACCAGGGTAAGGTCGGCGACGGATTGATCGCATCCGCCGACCATCTGGAGATGCACGCTGTGCTGATGACTTCCCTCGACATCGACGACGCTGTCTACGCCGTGGATCGATGTTCGGAGTACTTCAAGCCCGGGACCATGATGATCGACGAGCTGTGCGGGAAGTACGACGTGGACCGCGCGCGCTCATGGATGGTCGGTGACTCCTGGCGGGACGTGAAGGTTGGGACCAACGCTGGGTTGAAGACGATCTACCTGAGTCCCAAACACGACCCCACCATCGCGCCGTTCAAAGCAAACTTTCAGGCGCACGACGTCCTAGACGCTGCGCTGATCATTGAGAACTACGGGAGATACTGATGGTTTTTATTGCTGGACTGTTCTTGGGACTCGTTCTCGGCGTCGCGTTCATGGTGTGGATCCAGGAGACGGGCAAGTGAGTAATGATGACCTTCGAGAGCTCAACGACGCCAATCGGAACTCCGTCGGGGGGACCGAGATCACCACAAAGCAGATCTACGACGGGACCATTCCCCGAGAACTCCTCGAACAGTTCCAGATAGTTCCGTCTCGCATTCGAGAGTTGGATGAATCTCGCATTCGTATTTATCATGGACATGACCTTCCCTGGGACCCCGAGGTCGCGCGACTGAAGGATCCCGAGTTCCGCGCGAAGTTCCACAAGATGGTGTTCTCATCGGAGTGGCAGTACTCCCTGTACCAGACGATCCTCGGCGTGGAGTTCTCCGAGAGGTGCGCGGTCATCGAACCGGGCATCGTTCCCGGCTCCGGATGGCCGGGTATCGATGGCAAGTCCGATCTTCCCGTCCACCTCGCGTACGCCTCCACGCCCCAGCGCGGCCTAGAGATCCTAGTTCCGGTGTTCGAGAGGTTGGCCGCCGAGGACCCCGACGTACGCCTACACGTCCACTCCAGCTTCAAGCTGTATGGATGGGGGGAGTCCGACAAGCGCTACGAGCCCCTGTTCGACAAAGTTCGTGCGCATCCTCAGATGATTTACCATGGGTTCACTCCCCATGACAAGCTCATGGACTCGTTTCAGTCCTATCACGTCCTCGCGTATCCGTGCACGTGGCTGGAGACGAGCTGCAGGGTCCTAACGGAGGCGATGTCCGCCGGTCTCGTCGCTGTCCACCCCAACCTTGGCGCGCTGCCGTACACCGGCGGGGGGCTGACGCACGTGTACCAGGGCGACTCCAATCCTCAGATACACGCTGAGCTCCACTATAAGGCTCTCAAGGAGGCAGTGGGGCTGTGGCGAACCGATCGGGAAGGGCTGATCGACTACCTTCGAGACACCAAGGCGTACGCCGACGCGCGGTTCAACGTCGATACGGTGAGGGCGGACTGGCAGGAACTTTTAACGTCCCTAGCGGCGAAGTACCCGACCGTTGAGTCGAGGAAGTTTCCAGCGCAGATGTTTAGGTACTCAACGGGGTGAATGGGATGAACACCGAGATCGACGACGTCGTCGAGGCCGCTCGCAGCTGGCGCAATGTTAGGCTGGAGATTTTCAAGGAGCTCAGCGTCTCCAGCGAACAGAAGCTGCAGGAAACCGTGGACGTGCTCGGCCGCGCGGAACAGTGGAAGCGCCTCGGCACCGCCGAACACGCCCTGATGTTCGCGATCAAGGAATACGAGGACAACCGCTAGCGAGCTTTAGCGGCCGCACTGATTTTTGCACGAACCTCCGGAGTCATTCCAGCCTTTGTTCTTTCGCTGTGTCGAAGCTTCTCCTCATCGGTGTAGAAGGCTTTTATGCGAGCGATTGCACTGTCGGTATGGTGTTTTGTCTTGGTCCACCGAAGATGCATGATCTCTTTTATAGACTTTCGTCCATGTTCGCGCTGAGCTTCGCTTTTTATGTGGCCAGATGTACCTTCACCCCCGTCTGTTTTGTTATGAAGGATACCTGTATTGTTATCCTTGCGGCCCCACCATCGTACGAGGCGACGTTCTAGTGCAAGAGCACCGAGCTCTGTAAGGTGACTCTCTAGTATGATGATGCGATTTCGATCATTTGGGACTGGAATGCGTTCGCGCTTTGCCTTACAGTAGGCGCGCCTTCCCTTTCCCTTACCGATGTAGTAGGGAGTTCCTGCCTTCGCTGTCTCACTGTCGTGAACACGAGTGTAGGCGTATACGTAGTAAATAAGTTTCATGGGCTGACCTCCAAACAGGTTAGAGCTTGTGGGACTGCAATCCGCGACAGGCAATCTATTTATAGGAGGCTGCCATCATAATCAGCAAAACACCCCTGAGGTTCTCCTTCTTCTCCGGTGGGTCCGACATGAGGTCGTTCTACTCCCGGGAACAGGGCGCGGCTCTGTCCATCACGGTCGACAAGTACGTCTACGTCGTCCTACACCACAACGTCGTCCTACACCACACCTCCCAGGGTGGTATCAAGACGATGTTTCCCCACCTTACTCAGGACGCTAAGACCCTCGAGGAGGTCCGACACGCCATTACCCGGAAGTGTCTCGAACACTATGGGGTAGATGGGGTCGATAACTTCACGACGGTCGCGTCCGTGTCCGACATCCCGTCCTTCGGGTCCGGTCTCGGTTCCTCCTCCGCGTACACCGTCGGTCTCCTGAACTGTCTGTCCCTCTCGACGGATCGGCAGTACACCGTGTATTGGAGGGAGAGGCTGGCTGAGCTGGCGTGTAAGGTCGAGATAGAGAGGTGCGGCTTTCCCATCGGGAAGCAGGACGCCTACGGCTGTGCATTCGGCGGCTTGAACGAGTTTCGGTTCAACCCCGACGAGACCGTCGAGCTCAACCGACTCTACGTTCCCGAGACTACGCTGAGCTCTCTCCGGGACAGTCTCGTCTTGATATACACCGGCCGCGGTCGCTCGTCCCACGACATCCTGCGCAGTCAGGGGGAGGCCGTGGCGGACGCTAAGAAGTGGCGCCTGCTCCAGGACAACCGCGACCGCGTTTTTACGGCGACTGAGTTCCTGAAGCATGGGGACGTTGCGAATTTTGGCGGCCTGCTCCACGAGGCGTGGATGGCGAAGAAGGAAGTTGTGAGGGGAATTTCCGACGAACAGATCGACTCCATCTACGCCATAGCGCGCCGTATGGGTGCATGGGGAGGCAAGGTTCTTGGAGCCGGCGGCGGGGGCTTCATGCTGCTGTCGTGTCCACACGACAAGCAGCACCATATGCTTTATGAGATACAGCGGGTGCACCCCGAAGTCAGCCACTACCCGTTTCGATTTACCTTTGCTGGAACAAACATTGCAGCCGAATGTTAAGTTATGGCTGCGATCATCCTTGCGGCGCTCATGATGTATCTGAGGGTTTTCAGTGATCCCTAAGTCCGTAGGCCACGACTACTCCAAAGACGTTCGCTGCCCGATATGCTCCCTCCAGCACGAGCGGGTCTCCGAGCTCGTGGAGTGCATGCGCGGCCACGCCATCACCGACGAGAAGATCGTATCGAGGTTGACTGCAGTCGGGCTGCTGCATCCCGGGGAGGACTTGACCGTACTGGGCGCGAAGCCGTCCTCGAACACAGGGTTGACACCGGTTCCCTAATGGGATATAATGGATCCTATAAATAGGAGAACATGCCGATGATCCTCGTCGACCTCAGTCAAATATCCATCGCGGCCATCATGGCCGCCCTTGGCAAGCACACCAACTCCGAGATAGAGCTTCCGATCATCCGGCACATGATCCTCAACACTGTCCGCAGCATCAATTCCAAGTTCCGCGACGAGTACGGGGAACTTGTCGTGTGCTGCGACTCGACCAACAACTGGCGTCGGGACGTCTTCCCCCACTATAAAGCAGCGCGTCGGAAGAACGCCGCGGCGTCGGATACCGATTGGAAGCAGATCTTTCACTGCATAAAGACGGTGAAGGAGGAGCTCCGCGAATACTTTCCCTACAGGGTGATCGAGGTGGACAGGGCCGAGGCGGACGACGTCATCGGCGCGCTCACTCATTTTATGAGCGGGCAGCACTTGGAGCGCATCCTTATCGTTTCCGGCGACAAGGACTTCATGCAGCTGCAGGTGTATCCCAACGTCACCCAGTACGATCCCGTCCATACCAAGGCGGTGAAGTTGAGCGAGGACCCTCGACTGTTCCTGGCGGAGCACGTTCTCAAGGGCGACGTCGGCGACGGGGTTCCCAACGTCCTGTCGGATGACGATACCTTCGTCGATCCCGACAAGAAGCAGCGGCCGCTGACGAAGAAGAAGATGGCCGCGCTCCTGGATGGGACGTACGTCGCAGACGAGTCCGATCGACCTATAGCTGCGAGGATCGAGCGCAACCGAACGCTCATCGACCTATCGAAGATCCCACAGGACATTCAGTCGAGGATCCTCACGGTCTACATGGAGCGGGTGCACGGCGATCGGTCGCGGTTGATGGAGTATTTTGCGGAGCATGGACTGAAGCAGCTCGTGGAGAAGGCGGGAGATTTTTGATGTTTATAAAGTTGAGGAGCGCTCAGCTGGTGGAGACGGCCCTTTGGGTCAATTCTCAAGAAATTATCGCCATGCGTCGACGGGACGTGGATGACAAGGAAAGTCTCATCCTTCGGGTGGAGGAGCCCGCAACGACGCTGTTCTTCAGGCACGGGGTGGGAGGGCATGACGTTTGGGAGACCCCGGAGGAGATCATAAAGATGGTGGAGGGAAGGCTATGAACCAGAGCGTGTCGGAACTGTTAGCGGAGATCGCCCGCCTCAAGAGCAAGGCGGACAAGGTCAACGCGCTGCGCAACCACGGCGACTTCACCGTGAAGTCGATACTCCAGGGGGTTTTTGATCCCCGAGTGGTGTGGATGCTTCCCGAGGGAGAGGTCCCCTACAAGCCGAACCCCCTCGACGACCAGGAGGGTGTCCTGAAGACCGAGGCGCGCCGGCTGTACCTGTTCGTGAAGGGCGGCAACCCCAACCTCAAGCAGCTGCGTCGAGAGGCCCTGTTCATCGAGCTCCTCGAGAGGCTCGACAGGCGCGACGCAGCGCTGATGGTGCAGGTGAAGGACAAGAAGCTTCCCCCGGAGATGAAGGGCCTTACGCGGGACATCGTGTTCGAAGCGTTCCCGGAGTTCGTAGCGGAAAAGTAGGATGACCAAGCAGTACAAGACGGAGAGGGATGCGCGCCTCGGTGAGCTGGTGCGGCGCGAGGGCAAGAGCGACAG